TTAGCGCACGGTTTTTGGCGTCATCATACGGCGTGCGCCAACGTAATGCTTCTGCCAGTAATCCTCGCCCAGCGCGCTAATCTGAATGTCCTTACCGGTGCGCGGAGACTGAATGAATTTGCCATTGCCCAGATAAACCCCGACATGGTCGGCGGTGCCGCGGTTGTTGATGCGGAAGAACACCAGATCACCTTTCTCCAGCATCTCGCGCTTGATTGGCGCGGCGTCGCGCAGGTGATACATCTCATTGGCGGTGCGGGGAAATTTAAACTTCACCAGGTCTTTGTAGGCGTACCACACTAAACCACTGCAGTCGAAACCGGTGTGCGGTGAGGTGCCTCCCCACTGATACGGTTTACCCAGCTGGCCCATCAGTTTCGTCATCGCGGTTTCGCGCGCTTTTTGATAGCGCAGGCGGTGGGCCTTGCTCATTTTAATGCCGCTCAGCTGCTGCACTTCATCATCAACGGCAACGTCACGCGATTTTTTCGCCAGTCGCTGATGACCATATTTTTTCGCACTGAGCTTAAGTGAGGATTTGCGCTGCGTGGTGTGCTGAAGTACCGTTTCGCTTTTCTGCTGTTTTTTCAGCCTGAACTTCTGTACCGACGTCAGGCGTGACTTTTTGCTGGTGGTTTTCACCGGGCGTCGTTTGCGACGCTCATCTTCACGCGCGTTCTTTTTCTCCGCTTTCTGCAAACTGGCATTAACCGGCGCATGCGGAGAAGCCGCCGCCACATTAAAGAACAGTTGGGCAAAAGCCAGTATGAAAAGCGTAATCAGTAAACGCATAGTCCGGTTACAGGTTAAGCCGTCGGCAGGAAGCCAGACCGCGGTAAAGTTAGAAAAATCTGATCGACGATCAGCACCGGGGCAATTCTAATCCACTTTTTTTGCAAAAGGTAAGGTCTTTTTCCATTAATCTGTCACGGTACTGAAAGTGGGGCAAAAATGAGCGATTTCAGCTGCTTAACCCAGCGGAATTATTGCTAATTATTAATTGATTAATGCTTATTAATGATATGAAAAAAGCCTTACCTTAACTTACTGTTTCCTATCCTGATTAAACATCATTAATTGCTCTTTGGGGCATCAGTGTGGCATTGGCTGATAGCTTCCTGTTCAGCTGCTCAACCTGGTCAATGCTGTTTTCCGGCATCCATGCGCCGTAAACCTGATAAACCATCTGCGCACTTGAGTGCCCCATCTGTGCCGCAATAAATGTGGGATTTGCACCCGCAGACAGAAGCCAGCATGCGAACGTGTGGCGTGACTGGTAAGCTTTGCGATATCGTATACCGGCCCGCCTGGTGGTGGCCTCCCACATGGCGCGAAGGGAACCCACCGCATAGTGAAACCTGCCGACCGCAGCGGGTGATGTAATCTGAGGGCAAAAAATAAAGGTGCAGGGGTGAGTGGTTGTCCGGCCATACTCCCGCAACTTTATTTCAATCTGGTGTTGCTTACCTAACCGGGTAAGCTCCGCCTGATCCCTCAAAGCTTTCAGCGCTGGCTCAACCAGGTGAATGACCCTGTCTGTACCGGCATCAGTTTTTGGTAGCGTAAACTGCCCCAGCAATGACAAATTACGTCGTACCGTGAGGGTGCCTGCCTTAAGGTCAACATCTTCCCACGCCAGAGAAATCAGCTCCCCATGACGTACCCCTGTGTAAAACGCTAGCGTCCACAGGTTTTTTGCCTGTCGGGTGGGGCACGCATCAATCAAACGGCTGAATTCGTCGCTGCTTAACGGGTCTGGCTCTACCTTAGCCTTCTTCAGCGGTTTGACGCCCGAAAAAGGGTTGGTTTCAATATACCCATTGTCGGCTGCAAACTGGAACATTCCACCGATCGTAATCATGTAATAGTTGACGGTGGGCACAGTTCTGCCCATTACCGGATTCTTACGGCGGTGTGTTTTAAGCTGACACCCGGTCAGCAGCTCCTTGCGCAGCACCATCAAGTCTTCTTTAGTCACCGCTGATGCCTGCTTTTTCGGATCCAGCAGGGACAGTACATTTTTTATCACGGAACTGTAGCGATGATGCGAGTTTCCGCTGATTTCCATTTGTTTGAACTCAAGCCATTTCTTAGCCAGCTCGGTAAGGCTGATGTCCTTCCTGCCTTCGCCAAACTTTTTCAGGTTTACCGACTCGGGGAACTGCTCTGCATAATCAAAGCGGCCCATCTTTATTGCGAAACACACTGAAGCTCGAATCTCGCCAGCAACCTTTCTGTTTTTAGCTGTGTCAGGTACGCCAAGATTTTCCCTGACTCGCTGACCCTTATACTTGAACCAGATGCGGAGTGACCCGCCATGATTCTCAACGCCCGTTGGGTATAAAGTGGTACTCATTTTCCCCTCCCGACGTCCAGGAGCATTCTCAGCATAGCGATTTCCTTTATCAAGGTCACGCCAAAGGCGCTGGCAGCTTCTGACTGGCGATCCATGCATCAATAGCTTTGCGGTTATACATGCATTCGCTGTTGTGCTTTGGTTCATTTTCGGGAGAAATGTGTTTGTATTCGCGGCCCATCATCCACGCCTTTTTTCGTGCGCGCTCGATTGTTCCTGATTTGAGGCCTGTAATCGCGATCAGAAGCTTCTCTGTCACCCATTCGTTGGGCTCAATATTGATAATTTCTGCCATGTTTTTCTCCACTCGCTGCGCCTGCTGCATCAGGCGTTTATTAGATATTGCTGGTGGCAGGGATAAGCCGCTGCCAGATTGCTGACACGTATTTCGCCTGGTGAATGGCATCATCCAGTGCGTTGTGAACTTCTCCGGTAAACGGCATGTCTTTCTTCGGGTCAAAACCAACAGCGCGGCCCAGCTCGACGATCGTGCGCACGTCACGGTCATTGAAGAACTTCCACGGGCACTCAATGCCGCAGCGTTCGTATGCTGTTCTCAGAATGACGTTATCGAAGTTGGCTCCGTTGCCCCATACCTGAACCAGATTCGCGGGACACTCATCAATGATAAATTCGCTGAGCATGGACAGCGCCAGGCTGATATCCGTTGCGTCGCCTGTGATGGACGCGCGGGCAGATGCTGACTGTTTCATCCACCAAATGACGGTATCAGCATCAATGCGTCCGCCGGCCAGCTGCGCTGATTTGAGGTCAACGGCGGTATAAAAGCACTGGCCGATTGTGCCGGTCTGCGGCTCAAAGAATGCTGCACCAATAGAGGCGATAGCCGCATCGGGCTTTGTGCTGAAGGTTTCGAGGTCGATCATTAAATTATTCATAAAATCCCTTCGTGACATGTCACGGTAAAATATTCAGTTTGGTCTCATGCCAGCCGCCATTAACCCAGCAGGCGGCTTCACCTTTGCAGGGACAATCCTGCACTGGCAGCTGATCACCACAGAGGCCACAGTCACGCTTTCTCAGCTCTGCGATTAACTGCTGCAGCTCAGCGTTATCTTTCCGGATGAGCAGGGTGATGTATTCGCTGAGGTCGTATGGTTCGCGCCCTGGGCGACGAGCGGCGCAGTTCTGCGCCAGCATCGTTACTTCCTGTGCATCGAGCACCAGTTCAATCTTTGTCACACCGGCAGCGGCCTGCCGGGCGCGCTGCGCTGCTTTGCGTTCGGCTGGTGATTTAGGCATCACTTACCCCTGTCAGTGAGAATACTAAATGCTCTTGCTGCCACTCGCGGAACCTGTCCATTTCCAATGGCTTTAAGTCTGTCCACCCCGCAGGCCACTTCATCAGCCACTCTGCATAATTTGGGTTCACATTCAGGCCAGGCGTTTCCTCGCCTCCATTTTGGATGTGCTGGTGGGCTAGCCAGTCCTCCAGGTTGTGCCGGTGATCGCCTGTTCTTGCTCTGCACCATGCAATTCCGTGCATCCCCATACTTGCCCGTGGCGTTGGCGACAAGCCAGATACGGTCACGTTGATGGGGCGCTCCGAGGTCTGATGCTGATATACAACACCATTCAGCATCAAACCCCATTTGGGCAAGATCACCGAGAACCACGGCAAGTCCTCTTCCCACAAGCAGTGGTGAGTTCTCCAGGAATACGAATGCAGGTCGAACTTCACCGATGATTCTTGCCATTTCTCTCCAGAGCCCTGAGCGCTCACCTTCAATTCCCGCTCCCTTTCCGGCACCTGAGATGTCCTGGCAGGGAAAACCGCCAGAAACGACATCAACAATTCCTCTCCATGCTGTTCCGTCAAAACTGCATACGTCAGACCAAATCGGGAAAGGTCGGAGAGTTCTATCATTTTGTCGTTGCGCCAGAACCTGTGCGGCGTAGGCATCACGTTCAACGGCGCAAACTGTTCGCCAGCCAATGAGGTGTCCGCCGAGTATTCCTCCGCCAGCGCCCGCGAAAAGAGCCAGCTCATTCATTGGCCCTCCACGCGCTTAAACTCAATGACCCACACCCACGGGTTAGCCTGCCAGCTGTCAGCGCCGTAGATGGAGCGCCACAGACTCCGGAAACCGAGGAAATGCTTATCACCGATAACGCAACACTCAGTTGGCGCACCTTCGGCCTTCGCATCGTCTTCGGTAATGTCATTCAGCCGCTCCACGCGCACGCCGGTAATCTCCAGCGTTATGCGGGAATACTTACGGCGCATATGAAGTGATGGCGTCCATTTCATCGGGTACGGCTTGCCGTTGCAGTCATACAAACGCACTGCGTCAGGCTTGGATGCGCGATAAACAATCTGTTCATGAGGCGTACCACCAACAGAGCGGATTTCAAATCCGTATGTCTCACGCACCCACAGGCGATCACCTACTGCACCGAACGGGCACCATTCGCGGTAGTAGCTTTGGCTATTTTCATGCTGGTTTCCGGACTCAAGCGGATAGCACTCACCAATACTGGCAGCGGCATCTATCATCTTCAGGTGGTGCGGCGTCAACATGCGCCGCGTCTGCGTCTTGCGGCCATCCAGAACTGCACGAACCATTTCGGCGTTGAAAATCATCCCGCGCTCAGTCATGGCTGCCATCCTTACCAGCATTGCCGACACGGAGCTCAGCGGATAGCCATTCCAGTGCCATTACAGGCACTCCGACATGTCCAGTGCTGGCGAACTTGTTATGAAGATGCTCAATTGCTTTATCGACGCCCTCCGCCCGCACCGCGTTCAGGTTGATAGCGGGCGTGGGGCGGGTGTAAAGCGCAACAACGCGGCTTTTAGGCTCGTTGTCAGCAAGGCTGTTATTCCACTCCCATATTTCATCTTCCAGCAATCCAGGGTCGGAGCTTACGCAGAAATCTTCGAAATGAGCATCCCCGTTTGCGGTCATTATCCCGTACATGAAAGGTTTCTCTTCGCTAGTAAACTTCTCCAGCTCTGCCAGCTTCGCCTCAGCAGCTTCTGCGCGCTGCTCCAACTCTTCGATGTAGGTGTCCCGCAGCTTGATGTGGTTCTGCTTTATACGCAGCTTATCTTCCATATCCGCCAAGTTCGTCATCACCGCACCACGCTGTTTACATGCTTCATCGGCAGCTGCCAGCGCCGCATCGAGCTGGGTGGCCAGCTCACTAACCATCTTCGCCATATCGATCAGCGGCGTATCTGCGCTGATATTGGCTGCGAACTTATGCCCTGCAGCGACCAGCTCTTTGTTTGATAATTTCTTCTGCATGCTGGTGGCCTCAGTGGATTGAACGCGGCGCGTTATTCAGGCGCTCAGCGGCGTTCTGCGCGGTGATAGGGTTTTTAATTACGGTGCCATCAGGCATTAACCAGCCGCCCAAAATTACGCAGTAGGGAAGGGTGACAATCCCGACAGTGATGTTGTCATGCGAATGTTTCATCGCGACCCCTCCACAATTCATCAAAGCGATTCAAAAATTCTGCGCGCGCCTGCTTAGGTGTAAGGGGAAAGATGACAAAATCTGCAGGAGTAATTCCATCCAGGCATGGCCATTGGCTGCCATCATCCAGATCAAAATCACGCCTTTCCGTTGCAAGCATCACCATGTCAGCGTGCTTAACGCATTCCGAAGTGCGAACCGGGATGCTGAAATAATGTCGAACAGCCATCTCAACGCGACTCTCGATTAGCTTGTAATCCGGTAGCATCGCTTTAAGTGGAGCGGCAATATCATTGACGTATGCTTCCGCCGCATCATGCATCAGTGCTTCGAATGCAAATTTTGCGGGTACAAGCTTACTGCAAAGCACAGAGTGCTGAGCCACGCTGTAGAATTCATCAACATGGCCGGTAAAGCGGCAAATATTCGAAAGAGCGCATGCGATGTCATCAATGCAAATGTCATCGGCTGCCGGCTCAATGAAGCTGAAATGCTTCATGCTGTTGGTGCAAATCCACGTCATAAAATCTCCACACGAATTCAGGTTGATAAAATCCCTTGCCGGTAATGGCAATAAATCGAAGGGATTAAACGTAAATGGCTGGTGGGTCTCTGCACTGACCCACAGCCGCGCTCTCCACACTGGAAAGAAGTTGTGATGCCGGGTGCCTCCCGGAGCTCTGGCAGAACGGGCAACATCCAGAGCGGCGACTTTAGACTTGAAGCATCGCACGATTGGAATATGTGGATGCCGGTTCTGCCGCGCTCGCACTTGGCGCCATCACCACAACGGTTGAGAACACTGCGTAACCTGGCACCGATCTGGCCGCATCGAGGTTTGGCTGAACTCTCCAGCTACTGTCGAATGCTGAGGGACTTCTATGTGCGTTCCAACCAGTGCTCTCACCGTTGTGTGCTGGTCTTTCCCAGCGGTCACTGCATGAGTGTGCATGCATACACTGGCCGATTAAGGATGGATCAACCCTCCTGCTGTGATGGCTGGTGACAAATCCAGCTCAGTGGCGCGGTGTTTTCTATCGTAGCCGCCCGGTCCATCCGCGTTTGATCAGTCCTTATGCTCGCTTAGAACGTATCGCCTGCTTATCAATCTCAACCGTTTGACGGTCATCATCCGTCATTCACCACAACGAAAAGGGCACTTACTCCACGTCTCTAAAGCGTCCGAAAACACCCGCTTTGCAAATACCCTTATCGTTGTGAAAAAGGGCGGTTTACCTGAAACAGAGGGAAAAGGTAGCCGCCAATCTCTCCACTAAAACGACGCCCTGAATGGTGCTGGTGCATCATTGAGTTCAACCGTCATCACGCCGGAGTCGGCATCACAGATCAGCTCAACTGCAGGAAACAGACGCAGGAAGGTGATCAGGTTCTGAATGCTGGTGTCGGCCATGTGCTTAATCATCTTCATGCTTAACTCACGCTCAAATGTCTGATTAATCGTTAGAGCGATTTATGCTGGCGCTCGCTTTGTTGGGTTTAATGTAGGATAACCAACAAATGAGTGTCAAGTATGTTTGTAGGAAATCCTACATAAAGTGATAAAAAAAACCGGACATATAGTCCGGCTTGATTTGGAGGGGAGGATCAAAACTCCATGATGACTTGTTTCACGACACCAACTATTCGGCAATTACCGTCGCACTCTATGGTTTTATAGTTTGGATTTAGAGGTACCAGATAACGATGCGGATAATCTTCAACAAACTTCTTCAACGTGGCTTCGGTGCCACCGTCAACATGAGCGACAACGATTTTGCCGTTTACTGATGCAATGTCGCTCATTTCTGGTTCGACAATGACGATCGAATCTTCGGGGATTGTTGGTTTTCCTGATGGGTTAGTCATTGAGTCGCCACGGACCCTAAGCGCAAATGCTTTTTCAGAGACGTTAGCAGTGGTGTATAGCCACGTAATAGGTTCGTCGCCGGACATTACTGAATCAGTTGCAGTCCATGAACCAGCCTGAACCCATGATATCAGGGGCACTTGCCTGACGCTGACTGATACTGCTTTAAGCTCAGGGGGATTGGATGGTTCACCTTTACCACTAACCAACCATGTTGGATCGCATTTCAGGGCATCAGCCAAAGCCTGCAAGTTTGCTCCGTTAGGCTGGTAATCATCCTTCTCCCAGCCAGTAACGGTCACACGATTAACACCTGCCAATTCTGCAAGTGCCTGCTGTGTCAGTTTCAATTCTTTCCGCTTGGCGCGGATGCGTTCACCCATATTCATCATGTAGGCAATCCTACCAAAATTGCAGGTAAGAATCTTGACATTCATATGTTGGATATCCTACATTGCATGGCACGCCAACCCATCAGAGGAATTGCTCACATGAGGAAGCAAGACGTAATCAAATATTTTGGAGGTGTATGCAAAACAGCAGATGTTTTGGGCATCAAGCACCCATCCGTATCTGGTTGGCCAGAGGTAATACCCGAAGGCCGCGCATACCAGATTGAGAAGATCACAAACCGGAAGCTTAAGTTTGAGCCTTCGCTTTACAACAAGGCTACAGAGCCGGAAAGCAAAAAGTAACTACCCAAAGGAAATCAAAATGGTAGCCACATTAAACGAAGCCGTTAGCCAGATGTGTAAGTCATTACCGCAGGGGCGGAATGGTATGGCGGCCGCGCTGGGCATGACGATTGACCAGTTTAATAACCGACTGCACCGCAAATGCAACAGCCTGTTTTTCACAGTTGATGATCTGATGCGGATGGAAGAAATCTCCGGCACATCGGTCATGGCTGAATTTTTCGCAAATCGCCACGGCTTAACGCTGGTGGACGTCTCAGCTGTGAGTGACGTCGATAAGGTTGAGCTGTTCGACATTGAGATGCGCGCCAATGCAGCAGCTGGAGAGCTGGCGATCGCAAAGCAGATGGCGGCGGAGGATGGGGTAATTGACCAGAAAGAGCTGAAGACGCTGTCTCGTCTGTTTCAGACCAAAGTTCGCCATCAGATTCACGGCTTTCTCGGTTTTCTCGCGCTCTATGGCGCCGGTGTATCTGATCACTCGGTGGATTTGTTCATGGCTAATCGTAAAGCGGAGGTGGCTGGTGTTCAGCTTGAAGCAACAGAGATGTGAGGCGTCAGGTCCCGTAAAGGGTGACGCCCGAAGTGTGCAGCTTCGGGCGTCGAGTGCAGTTAAATCAGCGTGTGGAGATTCAACCTACATGAGCAGTTTAAGACAAAACTTGTATCGAGAGCAATTCCGTTGCCGTTTATCGGCGGCCGTCCTTGTCTATGAGCAAATCATACCGGCGGCTGGTGGGCCTAACAACTACCAGAAGACCGATCGGAAGGTAGTCGAAAAGGCATGGGCAGATTTTTACACCCGGCCAGAAGGCAAGGCGGTGAGCTGATGGAAAACGAACACATTAAACCCTGGGTGGCGCGCTACAAAGATTTGCATGGTGTCGAGGTTGAGACCATCGGCGTCGATGTAGTGAATCACCGCGTGATCTTCATGCGTGCAGGTTATCCGTATCCCTGCGCTCAGCCGCGCGAGCTGTGGGGCCGTAAGTTCAGGAAGGTAGCGCCATGAGCAATTTAATTTCACTGCTTGACCGGCCAATTGCCTATCAGGCCTGCTTTGTTCGCTTTGGCGGCGTAACTGGCGCGGTTTTACTCTCTCAGCTTGTCTACTGGCATAACCGGATGGACGGTGAATGGTTTTATAAAACGCAGAGTGAAATCAAGGCAGAAACCGGCCTGACACGCGAAGAGCAGGAAACAGCGCGCCGCCGGCTTATCTCTGCCGGAGTCATCGAGGAAGAGCGGCGTGGAGTGCCGGCAAAACTCTTTTTCCGCGTTAAAGCTGATCACCTGGAATCGCTTCTTTTACAGAATGCGGGAAAGCCGCAATCCAGTATGCGGGATTCCCGCATTCAAGAAAGCGGCAATGCCGCAGACAAGATTGCGGAAAAGCCGCAGGCAAGTTTGCGGGAAACCCTCTCGCCAGCGTGCGGGAATCCCGCATTCATTCATACAGTAGATTACCAAGAGACTACCACAGAGATTACTACAGAGACTGTACGTCAGGCTGCGCCTGCCCAGCAGCCGCAAATCGATTACGCAGCGATTGTGGGTTCTTATCACGAAATCCTCACGGACATGCCACGTGTCGCTGAATTCACTGACGCTCGCCGCGATAAGGTCCGGACGTTCTGGCGGAAGTTTGATTTCACACAGGAGCGCTGGACGGCGTATCTGCGCTACATCGCCAGAAACTGCCGCTGGATGTGTGAAAACCGTCCTGACAAAACATCCGGGCGCACCTGGCGCAAAAAGAACTTCGACTACCTGATCACTGAGCGTTGCTATCTCGCGGTGAAAGAGGAGCGCGCTAACGATCTTCCTAAGTCCGGTGCGGTCAGGGATATCACCGTCTTACCGTCCGCTAACTACGACATTCCTGAAGGCTTCAGGGGGTAACGATGAACACTGAAACTTTGATTCTGACTCACCTGATGGTGCATAGCGGGCAGAAGCCGGGACAGATTGCCGATGCGGTTGGACGCTCTGTCAGCACCGTTAAGAGCTCGCTTCAGGCTCTGACCACGACCGGTGATGTCTGGTATGACGCTGAAGCGCGCTATTACGCCGCTGAAGAAATGGGCCAGTGCGATGAGGCATACGCAACGCTGAGCGACAAAGCGCTGAGCCTGCAGGACAAAAACCTCTGGTACCGCGCGGCACGCGTCTGGCTTGAAGCACACGACGTTACCCAGCGTCCCGGCCTTCGGCAGAAAGCGATCATTTGCCGTGCACAGTGTATTAAGCGCGGTAACAGCATGGCACCGAAGCCATTGCCTGATCCGCTGGTTATGGGGAATAAGCGCCGATGATAGCTGCCATCAAACGCCATTACTGGCGTAACGAAGATTTTTACCGTGGCGCGCGTATCGCGGCGCTGATGATTACCGGACTGATTATTGCCCTGGCACTGGAGCTGCAACTCAAATGACAACTTTATCTCTGATTTACAAAGACAAAGACCAGAAAGGCACCAACATCACCACGCGCAAAACCTACCTGCTGGGCGTGGACGAACTCTACATCGAGCCAGGGTACAACGTTCGCGACATTGATCAGCAGCACGTTGAAGAGTTTCGCGATGCGTTCATCGCTGGTGAGCATGTGCCGCCGCTGACAGTTCAGGTGACAGAGCAGGGCGTGAAAGTGATCGACGGTCACCACCGCTGGCACGGCGCGAAGCTGGCGCAGGCGACGGGCCACGACATTCGGCTGGAGTGCAAAGACTTCGTCGGCAGCGAAGCCGATCGCATTGCGTTCATGGTAACCAGCAGTCAGGGACGCGCGCTGGAACCGCTGGAGCGTGCAGCAGCGTATCAGCGTCTGATTAATCAGGGCTGGGAACCGGCTGAAATCGCGAAGAAGGTTAAGCGCTCAGTGGCTGACGTTGATCACCACCTCGCGCTGCTGACCGTGGGTGATGGCCTGATCGAAATGGTGAAAAACAAAGAGGTCGCGGCAACGACTGCGGTTGCGCTGGTGCGTGAGCATGGCATGCAGGCTGGGCGAGTTGCAAAAACGCAACTCGAAAAGGCAAAGGCGACCGGCAAAACAAAACTGACGCGCGCAGCAGCAATGCCACAATTCAGCGCAGCGCGCGCCCGTAAGCTGGTGGAGCTGATGACCGAGGCTGAACATACGACTGATCAGCAAGGCGAGAATGCGCTTTGGCTCCCTTCCGACACCATCCTGGAAGTGATGGCAATCGTTGCAGAGTTTCGCCAGCACCAGAGCGGGGAGGGCGCCTAATGCCATATCAACTCATTTACGCCGATCCGGCGTGGCCATACAACAACAGCGCCAGCAATGGCGCTGCTACCGACCACTACCAGACCATGTCCATGACCGATCTGAAGCGCCTGCCCGTGTGGGCGCTAGCCGAAGAAAACGCGGTGCTGGCGATGTGGTACACCGGCACCCACAACCAGGAGGCGCGGGAGCTGGCGGAAGCGTGGGGCTTTCGTGTGCGCACGATGAAGGGTTTCACCTGGGTGAAGCTGAACCAGCTGGCTGAGCAGCGGTTTAACCGCGCGCTGACGGAGCAAACCATTCACGACTTCACCGACCTTCTGGACATGCTCAACGCTGAAACCCGCATGAACGGCGGCAATCACACCCGCAGCAACACCGAGGATGTGCTGATTGCAACACGCGGCGCCGGGCTGGAGCGCGCCAGCGCATCGGTTAAGCAGGTGGTGTATTCATGCCTGGGCGAACACAGCGCGAAGCCGTGGGAAGTGCGCCGCCGGCTTGAGCAGCTTTACGGTGACGTGTCACGCATTGAGCTATTTGCGCGAACCGCCGCCGATGGCTGGGACTGCTGGGGCAACCAGTGTGACAGCAGCGTGCAACTAATTGCAGGGAGGGTGGCATGAGCTGGAGAAAACTGTATCGGGGAAAGAACCAGGTCATCCTCACTGACTTTACGCTGGATGTGAAAGAGGGCAACACCAAGACCGTCTACTTGGTTAGTCATTACAGCCACGCGTGGAAAACTCAGTTAGAGCAGAGCGTCACCATTGAGCGCGATGCTTATGGGAGGTTTAAACCGACAGTGTCACTTGATGATTTTCCGCAGGGCTTAAGTGAGCGTGAATCAATGTTGAAGCTGGCTGACTGGCTACACCGCCTCGGAGTATCGATTGAAGATCACTGGAGTAAGCCGTGATGAAGCTAACTCTGCCGTTCCCTCCATCCGTCAACACCTACTGGCGAAATACCAGGAAGGGAGTATTAATCAGCGCCTCCGGGCGCTCTTTCCGATCTAACGCGCTGGCGGACATCATGGAGCAACTCCGCCGCGCGCCTGAGCCGATTACAGTGAACGTGGCTGTTTCGGTAATTCTCTATCCGCCGGATAAGCGTCCACGCGACCTGGACAACTACCTGAAAGCGGCATTCGACAGCCTGACGCATGCTGGCGTATGGGTAGACGATAAGCAGATTAAGCGGTTAACGGTGGAGTGGGGGCCGTTGACTAAAAGGGGTAAAACGGAAATCACTATAAATCCATACAGTGAAATCTGCAGCGATAGGTAAGAATTGTCTGTGCGGTTATGATGTTTTGGCGGCGAGGATGTGCAGAATTTTCGCCGCGGTGGTTGGTCCCGTTCGCGTGCAGGTGATGGGGCGGGGCCTAAGAAAAATCAGTGTGGAGATTACCGATATGCATAATCAGCTTTTAGTGATTGATGATATTTCCGTTCGCCGTGACCAGACAGGTCGCTACTGCCTTAATGATTTTCATCGTGCTGCTGGTGGGCTTGATAAGCACAAGCCAGCCTTCTGGCTTCGCAATGAGCAAACTGAGCAATTAATCGCCGAGTTGCAAATTAGCAACTCGACCCACAGCGAGCCGGTTAACACTATTCGCGGCGGCAGAGAGCAGGGCACTTACGTAAGCAAAGAGCTGGTCTACGCCTATGCCATGTGGATCAGCCCGGCATTCAACCTGAAGGTGATTCGCACATTCGATGCGATTGCCAACCAATCTGCAGCTCCAGCTTTCTCCGACCGCATTCAGGCCGGAGTAATCCTGCTGGAATCCGCAGCCAGAACGCTCAACCTGTCCAACTCATCAAAGCTGGGCGCTTACCACAAGCTGCAGCAGGTGGCTGGTTTACCTGACCTGATGCCTCATTACGCTATCGATGCCCCTGTTGACGCAGTAGACGGCTCAAGCCGCCCGACGCAGTCACTTACCCAGCTGCTGAAAATTCACGGCGTACGCCTTTCCGCTGGACAGGTATACACGCAGCTGGCAAAGCTTGGCGTAACCGAGCAGAAAGTCCGCCCGAGCCGTTCAGGTGTTGGCGGTGTCAAACGCTTCTGGTCGCTGACGGCCAAAGGCTGCATGTACGGCAAAAACATCACCAGCCCGGCAAACCCACGCGAGACGCAGCCGCATTTCTTCGAGTCACGCTTTGCTGAACTGCTGCGCCTGCTTGAAACAGTGCACTGAGGTGTCAATGCGAGCATTACTTACACCAGAAGTGGCCCCGCGCACCGGCATTGTGCTGTTCAAACCCGGCAGGGACCTGATGGCCCTGTTTCGTGGCCGCGTGCTGATCACCATTCCGCCTGGCGACATGGAAGATTTGCCCTCTGGACGGATTAACGACAGCGCGCAGCCGCTGCTCGATGATCAGCAACTGGCGGAATTCTTTGGCAGCGAAAGGGTGATCACCGCTGCTGGCGGCATGGTGGCGCTAAGAGGGTGGCTGGAGGGTGTCACATACTGCCAGTGCGAAACGGAAGACGGCTATCACTATCACGAACTGACAACGCTCGACGTTGGCACCGGTGCGATCAGCGTCTGTCACCATCATGACAATCTGCTGCGGCAGAACGGCGTACCGCAGTCACTGGAAGCCACAGCAGCAATCAACGTGGCCGCCTGGGTGATCAGCGCCGCCTGCAATCAGATGGGGCTTGGCCGTGATCACCTCATGACGCTGCCTGAGCTGTGCTGGTGGGCGTCACTGAGGGGAGTTATTGACCTCATACCAGAAGCGCCGGCGCGCGTGGTGCTGCGGATGAAGAAGGAATCGGTGCAGACCGGAGCCATTCGCGAAGCGGCCATTACCCCGGAGCGTTCAGGGCGTGAAATCCTGCAGGATGCCGGGGAAGTGGTTAAGCAGGTGATCACCCTGCAGGCGGACCCGGACTCGCCTGAATCATACATGGCGCGCCCGAAGCGGAAGCGCTGGGTAAACGAGAAGTACACGCGCTGGGTAAAAGCGCAGAGCTGCGCCTGCTGCAATAAGCCGGCAGACGATCCACACCACATCATCGGACATGGACAGGGAGGAATGGGGACAAAGGCACATGATTTATTCGTGATACCGCTGTGCAGAGCGCATCACGACGAGCTACATCGCTCACCGTCAGATTTTGAAGAGAAGTATGGCAGCCAGATAGAGCTGCTGTTCCGGTTCCTCGATCACGCGATTGCAGTCGGTGTGATTGGGTCAGATAAAAAATAAAGCGTGTGGAGTAAATAATTATGCGTGACATGTCACAGGTATTGGATTGCTGGGGCGCTTGGGCTGCGGCTGATAGCAGCGGCGTTGATTGGCAGCCCATCGCAGCAGGATTCAAAGGACTAATTCCACATGGTAAAAGCAGCAGAGTTCAATGTTGTGATGACGATGGTCTACTGATTGATGGATGTGTGACTCGGCTTAAGAAGTTAAAACCAGAAGAATATGAACTTATTATCGCCCATTATGTTGTCGGTATTTCCTTAAGAAGTATCGCACGTAAGAGAAAATGCTCGGATGGGACTGTCAGGAAGGAGCTTCAGACAGCCGAAGGATTCATCGATGGCTGCCTTGCTATGCTGGATGTCACATTAAAGTTGCAGTAACGATACGGGCCCTTCAGGGCCCTATCACTCAATCAACTCGCGAAGCATGATTTCAGATGGATGATATTCATTGTCTTTCTTGCTTAGAGTGAGGGTGACAGTGATATCCGCTCTAAAATTCATTTTGCCTGAGATTTTGTCAGGTGATAAAGAAGGATCCAACACCAGCTTGACTCTTCGATCAATGATGCCTGGAACAACAGCGGCCCAACCTTTAGCTGGGTTGTCTAAATCAAGAGCCCTTATTTGAACATCGACATCAGAATAATTTTTAACCTGCGTCAGGGGATCCATTGCAACAGATGTAGGAGCCTGCTTAATGGTTTCCTGAGGTATGACAACAGTTTGCTTACCATTCCCAATAGTCAATGATGCGTTTTCGTCATCACGGGCAGGAGCAAGAACCTTAATAGCACCTTCGGCGAGCGCCTTTTTGTTCTGCACTGACGATTCAATAATTGATTTCAGGCCCTCAGGAGAAAGATTAGCTTCACCCGCACCGATGTTAATGATCACATTGTTGTTGGCTTCGAAATGGGGTTTCGTATCAGGGCTCATAGCCGCGCTGGCAAGATATAAACCATATCCCACCAAACCTGAAACCACTGCAAAAACAAGCGTGTTTCTCAACACTCCATCCCCCACCTTAGCGTGGCACTTAGCCACAAATTCATCCATCTTTTCTTGTGAGCCGAACAATAGCTTGATCACTATGTCTTCGTAGAGGCTTCCTGTGCGCAGGAGTTCAACTTCAACTTCCACCGCATCGACATCTATGTCGGTTATCTTAGCGAAAACATCACGAGACTGCTTAACAATCGCTTCCCAACCCTGAAGTGACTTTATTATCTCCTTTACGCTGACTGGACGCTCAGTTGAATAATAAAAGCTTTCTTTGAAAGAGAGCGAGAGGACTTCGGACATGCGATACGCTTCCATGTGAGATGGAATGACAGTAGCCATTCTATTTGTAAGGGATGGTAAGCAATATACAAAAAAGCTAACGCGTACGCAAAATGTTATGTAATGTGCTAAGAGTCGGTTCTACGATGTACTACTTATCCTCAAAAAACTTTCAAAATCCCACACAATACCAAAGGCGCACGCGCATGACGGGCTCATTACCCAAACCATGCGGGGACTGCACATCCCTGCGCGCCTTTCATATTGTGGCGAAAACCTGAGCCTATCAGGGTGACACACCAGACAATCCCCGGTCATGACGATGACAGTAATTACCGCTTAGCGTCGGGGAATTATTCAAAAGCCAGCCTGAGAGCTGGTTTTTTCGTTTTTGCGCCCAGCCAATCAGCGACAGATGACCTTCACCAGAAGTGGCTAAGGCGCATTTTTATGCATAAAAAAATCCGCACAGCGGCGGATTCATTCTTATTGGCTACCCAGCGGCAACCAGGCTTTTACGTCTCGACAACTTAAAAGCTAACCGGACTTGCCCAGTTCAGAAAGTAGACAATTCCTAATTGGCCAAGTCCCCGATTCGGGGGTGGATATGTTTCGCATGAATCAACACGCAGACACTGCAATCAGCGGGGGCACCTGGATGGCAACTCTTTCGAGCCTTGCCGGTGTTGTGACACTCGACAGGGTGTACATGATCACCGCTCTGGCAGGTTTAGTGATAGCCATCTTTGGGTATCTGGATAAACGCCGTACTGAGAAGTTAAAGCGCAAAGAAATTGAGCAAAACATACGTAGCGAGCAGGAGCGCCTTGAGCTTGACCGCGTTCGGGCTCAGGCGGTACTCGATTACCTCAACGGGTCCAAAGATTCACCTGCTGTGCAGAAATCACCAGAAGTCATCCAGGGCATTAACAAAGTGCTCGACTCCGTTAAGGAATAACTATGGCGCTATCCCGGCAGCTCAAAACCAGGCTTAGTGCCGCCATGCTGACGCTGATTGCTGCCGGCGCGTCCGCCCCCGCTCTGATGGAGCAATTCCAGAAGGAGAAGGAGGGCAGTAGCCTGACGGCATATCCTGATGCTGGTGGCGTCTGGACCATCTGCGGTGGTGTGACCCGTGTTAACGGCAAGCCTGTAGTTAAGGGCATGAAGCTGACAGCAGAGCAGTGCCGGGCCATCGACAAAGCGGAGCAGGCTAAAGCGCTGGCATGGGTAGACAGAAACGTTCACGTTCCGCTTACTGAGCCGCAGAAGGTAGGAATTGCGTCATTCTGCCCGTGGAACATCGGCCCCGGTAAATGCCTGCCTTCAACCTTCTACCGCAAACTTAACGCCGGTGACCGAAAGGGAGCGTGTGCTGAGATAAAACGCTGGATATTTGACGGTGGCAGAGATTGCCGCATTCGTTCGAATAACTGCATTGGGCAGGTTGAGCGACGCGATCAGGAATCAGAACTGACGTGCTGGGGGCTGGATAAATGACACGGGTACTGCTGATTATAATCGCGGTGTTTGTGCTGCTGCTGGCCGGAACCGGATTACTTGCAAGCCATTACCGTGGCAACGCCATCGACTACAAAGCGCAGCGCGATAAAGCGACGGGCGACCTTAAGCTTGCAAACGCCACAATTGATGACATGCAGGTGCGCCAGCGTAACGTTGCCGCTCTCGATGAGAAGTACACAAAGGAGTTAGCAAGTGCAAAAGCTGAAAATGATGCTTTGCAGCGCAAGCTTGATCGCGGTGGTCGGGTGCTCGTCGCTGGCACCTGTCCGAAGCAGGCCACCCAGCCCGCCGGCGTGGACGATGGAGCCACCGTCGAACTCTCTCCAGTTGCTGGACGAAACGTTCTCGGTATCAGAGCCGGAATCAAAGAAGACCGGGCAAAAATAGCTGCACTGCAGCAATACATCAAAGAGCAGTGTCTGAAGTGATTATCACAGGGCGCATTTGCGAGCGCGCCCGAAGTTTAAAAAAAAGCCCCGTTAGGGGCTAATGGGGTGATAACGATCTTGTTTTTATGCAGACACCCCAGCCTGGCACATAAGACCATTCTAACAAGCGTAAGCGCGAAACTTTGCAAATCCACCGACAAGGGATAACGGTTAGCCAAGCTGTGAAGTGTTGCGAAGGTGGTTATAAATTTCGTATTAACAAAATCTGATGTTAATTTGGTATCTCATTTCAAAGAGAGCAAAAACCATGACCAAGTTAACATTGGAAAGAACCTTGCTTTACCGTGGCGAAGATGGAAAATTGACGCGCTATGAAATTTTCAGGAACGATGGAAATACAGCGGACAATATTGAATTAATTATCGTATACAGGGAAAAGGATATTAACGGACATAAATTATGGGTGTTAACAGAAGATGAAGTTCCGTTAAATCATGAATCGCCACGGATAATCTAGACACTTCTGAGCCGTTGATAATACTGGTTTTCATATTCAGCCGGAGGCATTTGCTCGCTCGAACCATGCCGACGCT